CTGCGACGACTAGAGCCGCAATGAGGTGCAGCAGAAACATGCTGTTGTCGATGATTTCCCAGAGCAGGTCGGAAAACTTCATCGGACTGAGTCCTCCGCAAGTTGCGCGAGATCCCGAAGTGACTTCACCCACCGTCCGCGGCTCTCGGCGTCAATCGGGCCACCGCTCGTGCCGGCGTGCTCGTCGAGGTAGCGGCCGGCGACCGCTACGGCATGCGGTTGGTCCTGCGTGAGCTTCCGTGGCAGGAACCGGCCCTCGGCGGCTGCGATGCGAATGTCCTCGATCTGCACGCCGCTTGTGATCCGCGGCTGCGACGCAGTGCCGTCGACCTCCAGGGCATCTGCGAGCCCCCTGCAGAGCCCAGCGAACGCTGCTGCGTCTTCGGCGGCTCGCGGGCCAACCCACCGGCCGCGGAGGGAATACCCGGCATCCGGCGACGGGGCCGGGGCAGGGGCAGGGGATGTCCGCGGAGCGAACTCCAAGACGGCAGCCACGGCGGCCACTGCGAGCACGGCCGAGAGGATGGCGAGTTTCTGGCGACTCATTTCTTGGCGCTCCCGTGGAGGAGGTCCAGCCACAGCACGTCCACGGCTTTCGTCGACTCCTCGTCGAGCGTGTCGGTGGCCGCCAGCCGGTCGCGGACCTCGAGCAGGGAATCAATCGCGTCGCGAGCCGCGGGTGGGGCTGGCGCCGCAGGAGGGGCTTGTGGGGCTACAGGTGCCAGCGGCTCGGACTCTGCCACTGCAGCGGTCATGGACGCAATCTGGTCGGCAAGAGCTTTGCCAACGTCTGCCGGCTGTTTGCCAGCCGGCCAGAACAAATAGACGGCAGCCGCGGCGAGGATGAGTGCTGTGATCATGCTGACCTCGTGATGGGGAGCAGGGATTCAATGGCGCCAGACGCGATCGCGAGCACGAGCGTTCGCGTGGCCGGGCGGATAATGGCCCAAAATGCGTACAGGGTGATCGGCACGCACCGGTCGGCAACGGAGTCGAACAGCGCCCCCACCGCCGTCAGCACCAAAGCTTTTTTCTCAGGGCCGGTGAGCCCCGAGATCGCGTCGAGACCGGCGACGGCTTGGTGGAGCAGCTGCACGAGCATCTCGCCGAACTTTTGCCAGTTCATGCCGCTGGCTGCTTGTGTGCGTGCGGCGGCCAGAAACGCAGTGATCTGCGTCACGACCGCATGCAGGTTGTCGCCGACTGCCACCATCAGGAGTTGTCCGAGTAGGTGCCCACGCCGGAAAGAGCGAGGTCGAACGTGACGCTCCCGGCAGACGGGTTTGCGATGTAGAGCGTCTTGTTGCCGGCGTTGATCGCTATGCCGTCTTGGTAGTCGGTCCAGCGGTAGCTGCCGCCACGGTTGACGCGGGCCGCGTAGCCGGTCGTGTCGTTGGCCGCGATCACCCCGTAGAGCAGGTAGCGGTTGGCGACCGTCTCGTTGTTGACGACGATCACGTCCTTGAGTGTCGCTACGTTGACCTTGCCCACGTAGCCGAACGCCGACGCTGGCAGGTTCGTCAGGTCGAGCGAGTAGACCTGCCCGGCCGGTAGGGTGACCTGCGCTGCCCACCCGACGTTGGCCTGGCCGGCCCCGGTGCCGTTGGCCACGGTCTGCGAAGCCCTCACGGTGACGTCACCGGTGACGCTGCCGATAAGCTGCGTGTCAGCAAGTGAAAACGTGAGCCGGTTGTAGCCGGTGAGCGTCAGCGTGGGCATCGATTACCTCGGCGGCAGCTTTGAGTGGTCGACGTGAAAGCCGATGCGGCATGCCCAGCACCGGCACGTGTTTTCAGCCGTCTGCGGTCTCGAGGTGATCACGCCAATTCCGGCCCGCCGGAGCGGCTGGTAGTGCACGTGCTCGCCGCTCGGCGGTGCCAGCGGTTCCCGCCCGCGGGCACCATGCCGAAACAGGGTATCGGCCATGCGGTGCTGGTCGGGTTTCACTGGGTGCTCCTACTGCCATTGTACCTTTGTTCAGGTCGGCGGCTTGCAGCCCGGCTCACGCAGATGGCCGTCGTTCAAGTGCGGCCAGAGCTCGTGCGAGTGAATCGCCGCAAGTAGGTTCCATCCGGCGTGGCCGAGATGCGGTTCGCTGCGGTCGCCGGCGAGAAACTGGTAGATGTGCGCGATCGCGTGGTTGAGCAAGTCGTTGACCGGCATGCCACGTTCCCAGTTGTAGTCCGAGTATTTCTGAGCCCCTTCGGCACACGCCCTCGCCACCTCGCGAAGCCCGATCGGCGACACGAGGTCATACCGGAACTCCTCGAACGTGTCCGACCTGACAGCACCCGTCCCAAACTTCGCCGTCGTGCCCGGCTGCGGGGCCGCGGTCGGCGGCACAGCAGCTGCGTCACCGACCACGCGTCGCCCGAGGGGCTCGGCTGCGGAGGGATCGCGGATCTTGGCGTGCATGCTCGCGAGCCGCTCCTTGACGCCGCTCCACGCGGCCTCGAGTTGCTCTGGTTTCATGCCGGCCACCGGGATCGGCTCGTCGAACGTGGCTTCGGGGACAGGGGCGGCCGGCGTCAGTGTGTAGTCCGCGTAGCCCTCCGGCAGATCGAGGGCCGGGGGCGAATGGCACTTCCCGCCGTCGCAGCAGCCCCCAGCGTCTAGCCGTGATTCGACGGCGGCCCGCATGGCCGCGTTGTCCTGCTCCAGTTGTGCAATCGTCGCCATAAGTTCCGTCCTCTCGGTGATCATCCTTGCCACGTCTGCGGCCAGCGACCCGCTAGTTCCGCACCACGATCCCTGAAACCGATACGCCCGCCGCCGGGCTTCCGCGATGTATTCGTCTGTGAGTCTCACGACGTCCGCACCACGCCGTGTTTCGTGATCCGCATGTTCTGCACGTCGAAGCTGCCGTCGTCGTGCACGTCGACCGTGGCGAAGCCCCAGTTGTATTTGTTCAATCTCGCGTACTCAGGACGCAGGTCAGCCAGACAGCCGGTCGACCAGCAGAACACCTCGTTGCCGAACATGTCGGGCTCGCAGTGCCCGCTCGTGCGGTGGCCGTGGCCCTCGAGCACCGTGTGGTGCAGCCGGAGGAACGCGCCGCGGGCTTGGTTGACTGGGGCGCTGATGCCCTTGCCCTTCTCGTGGCCATGCAACACTGGCAGCTTGCCGAGCATCACCGGCAGCTGGTCGCCAACCATGTGGATGTCGAGGATTGTGCAGTGCAGCCACACGTCCAGACTCATCTCCGGCTGGAGCGAGAGCTCGGCGGCGTGTTGCCATAGCCAATGCTGATACCTCTCCTCGTGATTTCCCTGCTTGTAGACCATCCGCACGCCGGGAAACTCTTGCCGCAGCCACTTGAGTAGCTGCCGTACCTGGGCGAGCTCGTCGCCGAAGTCTCGGTTGGCCGGGTTCTTCACGTACCTACTGATCGAGTAGAAGTCGGCGATGTCTCCGTTGAGCAGCAGACCGACAATCTTCTGGGCTTTTAGGTGCTCGACGGCTGCCCGCAGTGCCATCTCCGAGTGGTACGGCACGTGGACGTCGGATAGCACGCCCCATAAACCAGTCAGCTTTGGGTCATATGGCTCCCACGGCGCGGCTTTGCTCTGCGGCATGGCCACGCCCTCCCCGGGGGAGCGCGCTGGCCGCTCGAGGCCAGTAGCGCGTCGGGGACGTCTCTTGTCTCCGTGCTGCCCGATCTGCTGGCGGATACGGCTCCTGGCCGCGTCCAGCGTGATCGCACCGTTGCTTGCTTCCACAAGCCGGCGGGCCAACGAGCGCGCAGGATGCTGCGGGTACTGACGAATGATTTCGACTGCCATTCGTGTGATCTCGTCGCCAGCCATGAGTCCTCCGTGCGAGGGGCGTATCCCAAGAGTGCCAGAACCGGAATAGGGGGCAATAGCAGCGGCTGGCGGCTATTCGGGCCGCTGGGATTTGCGGGCGTTTTTAATCGCCCGCCGCACGAGCATCCGCCCGGCCAAGTCGAGGAACGGCAGCCCGCGAGCCTCGGCCTGCTCGCGGAGCCAGCCCACGATCGTGTCGAGGTTTGTCTCGCACCACTCGCACCCCTGACGGTCCATCTCCGCGGCCCGGGCATTGCACGAGCAGTTGGGCGTGCTCATGATCCCGACGCGGGCGAGTAGCTTTTTTAATTCCGTGCCGGGGCCGCCAGCTGGAGTCGGTGCCGGCTCCGCCAGCCGCGAGACTCGCGGGTACGCAGGATGCTCCACGTCAATCGTCCACTCGTCGCCGTCCTGCGCGACGACGCACGGCAGCACCTCGTCCAGCGTGTAGCCACGCTCGGTGCAACGGGCTTCAAGATGTGCAGGATGGCAAACAATCATGGCAGCGGATTGCACGTGTTGCGCTCGCTCAACACGAGCGTGGCCGTAAAGCTAGAAAAGTGAGTGTTGTATACCTCGCCAATCAGACTTTGCTCGCCAAACTGCGAAGACGAACCCGCAAATGCCATGCCGTTTATGGCATCTTTCGAAAAATTGAAGACTGCCACTGCCGGCAGAAACTCTTTCGTAGTGTCTGGGTTGAACGCTGGCGACCTGTTGCTGCACAGCCTCCCTACTGACGACGAGCACTTGTACGCTGATTGGTCAATGATGAAATCTCTCGCTTTGGTAAAATTTCTTCTACCAATCAGGAAGCCGCGAAAACCTGTGTAGTGTGCCATTTCGAGCACGACTCGCGTGTAGAGGAATGGCAGGCGTTGCGAGGTGTTGTCGCACCCATAAACAAATGAGTACCTCAAGCTCGCATAGACCGACTCCCTTAGTCCTTCGTTGAACTCCCGAGCGTAGTCTTTGGTCACGCCGTTCCTGAAATTCGTGCTGTCCCCTACAGCGTTGAGCGTCGTGGTATATGAAACAATCACGCGACCCGCTGGCGTGTCTCGTTCGCCACTGTCAGAAATCGTGTTGACAACAGGCGGGCACGCTGGATTTGATCCAAAAGTTGCAACGCAGCTCGGACCGCAAACGCCAATGTCTGCCTGTGCTGGGGAGACAAACTGCATTCCTATAGTGCAGTTTTCGGGACATGTGCAGGCTCCGTCGCCGCAGCATCTACAGCTCTCTGCAAGCTTGCCGTCCTTGACGATCAGCTGCCCGTTTCTCGTAGCCAGTGGCATTACGCACACCCCGTCGTGCCGATGACAGAACCAGAAATGCCGGTTGGACCGTAGACCCAAGCACGCTTTCTCTCGACCGTTATTCCGCCCGTGGCAAGCGTGACGTTGGTCACGACGTCGATCTGCGTGCCGCGGCCGTTCCCGAGCCGCACCAGCGCCCACTGTCCCGATCCCGTGCCCTGCTTCCACAGAATCACGCCCTCGCCGTTGTCTGTGCTGACGAGCTCCGCCGTTGAGCTCTTGCACCGGACGAACTGGTGGTCGGAGCTCCTGACGTCGACCTTGGCCTGCACAGCACCGCCAACGGCCACGCGGCCGATCGACCCGGCCGGGATGGGCTCGACGGCAATACACCACGCCGTCGTCGTGTCGCTGGGTATGCCGCCAGTCACGACCGGCAGCTGCTCAAACTGAGCGGCCCCGCTGCCGGCTGGCGATATGGCCATGCCGGTGATCGCGAGCACGCCCCACCGGCTCACGGCCCCGCCCGTGTTGTTCTGCGCCATCACCCACGTGTAGGGCGTTGGCTGCTCGAGTGCCGGCGGCGCCCCGAAGCCAACGTCCAAAGACAGTAGCCGGTTCAGTCCGTTGACCTGCGACGCGGCCAGCCGGATTGGATCGCCGGGGTTTACGTGTTGTCGTGGGTCCATAGCGACTACCGTTCAAAAAACGCGTCGACCTGATCCTGCGTCTCGGCGTTTTCTGCCGTGCCCCGGTAGCGGCGACCACCAGGAGCAGAGTCGACGATGCCGAGCCCACCCCAATCCCGTTCTTCGTAAATCTTGTCGATAACGAGTGCCCGTGGCTTTTGCACCAAAATGCCAGACGCAGACGCGAACGGCTCGTAGACGACCCAAGGGTATTCCCAACCCTTCTTAGTGGTCGTCTGCAAACCTTTCACGTAGTACGCGTCGTTGTTTGCTCGGCACTGAAAATCAAACGTCACGGTCGTGTAGGGCTGGTCGCCGCTCCACTGGGCGCGCCCCCCCATGAACAATGCTTCGCCGGGATCAAAAGCCCGGAAGGGCGAAAGGTTTACGGTTCCCGTGAGCGAATACACTGCGCTGATGAACTCGTTGGACAGCCCAACCGCAGACGGCATGATCCATGTCTCGGAATACTTCATTGCTGGCACGAACTTATCAATGCCCTGCACGGTCGTGCCGTTTACGTTGATCGCATGCTGGAAGTCGTCGCTCACTTGGGAACTGATAACCCGCTCGCTGATCGCGCTTGTGATGTGCTCGGTTGCTCCGGTTGTGTCCCACGCTACAGAGCCCGGCACAAGCTGACGGCTGTCCTCTGGACTGCCGCCACCATCATTACCTCCGCCACCGCCACCGTCGCCCGCGCTGCCGGGCAGCACCGGTACCAGCGTCGTGTACTCGCCGGTTACCTCAAAGACACCCTTGCCGACACCCTTGATCGCCATCGACTTGCGCCGCCAGTAGCCGGCATAGGAGTCCACATACCGTGGCAGGTACTGTGAGATCGCATCCTTAACCTCCGTAAACCCACCGAAGCACTGGCCGATCAAATACCGCTTCGTCAGACTCCACACTTCGCCGGACTCAAGCCCTTGGGTATCAACGCTGCCACTCTCGGAGTCACGGAGCTCGTAAACTGTGTACGTCATGAGAACACCGCCTCCACGGGCTTCTTGTCAGCGATCTTGGTGAGAGCGGCGAGCATCTGCTTTGAAACTTCCGTGCCCGCGGTGATCGCAGCCACGACCTCGCTACCGACCTGTCGCAAAGTGACGCCAATCTGCGACGCTTCCATGCCGGTCTGCATGCCGCGCTCGGCGGCTTGCTGCCCGCCAGCTGCCAGAGGGGCGACGGCATCGAGTGCAACCGTAGGTGGAGTCGTCGCGATGGCTGCGGGGATGTTTGGCTGCTGCCCGCCGGCGATCGCGGCCGCGGCCAAGCTGCTGTTAGTAGATCCGAACAACGCGCGAAGCGTTTCGGCCGTGGCGGCCGTGTTGGCGGCTGTTTGTCGGGCCGGATCCTGCAGTGCCACGAGCTCCGGACCAACGTCGAGCCCAACGCCGCTCCAGTTGCCGGCAGACGAGATGCCGAGATCCTTCTCCGGCACCACCTTCTTGGGCTTGATCATCTCGTCCTGGTCCTGCTGCTTCTTCTTGCCGTCAGTCGGCATGAACGCGCCGGGGGGCGCCGCAGGAGTCGTGGACGTCGGCAGTGCGTTGCTCTTACTGACGGGCGTCTCGGCCGTCGCCACCTGCCCCTCGCCCAGGGCACGCTTGATGGCACGCTCCCTGTCCCCGCGAAGCCGTGACAGGGTTTCCTCAAACGCTTTGTCCCGCTCGTTGTTAACGGCTGCTCTGTTGTCGGCAGCTTCCTGCCGGAGACGCGTCCGCTCGTTAGATCGCTCGTTGACGTCACGCCCACCCATCCTCGCGGCATCGACTCTGCGTTCGATGTCCTCGAACGCACGACTGAGGTCGGCCGTGTCGAACGACCAATCGAAAGCCCACCGGATCAAGTTGCCGAGCTTCTCAAAGCCCTCCTGCAGGCGCAGGATGTCGACACCGAACATGGACATGAATCGGTCCATGCCCTCGACCATCATGTCGCCCATGAATCCGGCCGTAGCCGATATGGTGTCCAGCACAAAGTCGAATGCTTGAGCGAAACTCTGCCGCATCTGCACCAGCCCGATTGCCAGGCTGGCGTTCATGACATCCCAAGCCGCACCGAAATCCAGCCGCATTAGGGCGGCCGCGATTGCGTCTGTTTCCTCCCGAAACGCTGGTGAGAGCGTGCGCGCGATGACCACGCTGCCGGCCAGCCCGGCAGTCAGTGCGGCGACGGCGAGCCCGACGGGGGTGAATAGGGCCGGGATGAGTGCCAGCCCGCCCTGCACGACGCGCAGCCCCGTAGCAAGCCCCTGGATGGCGACGCCAGCGGCCAGGGCTGCCACGCCGAACCCAAAGAGAGCGGCGGCACTGCCGGCCACCAGGGCCACCAGCTGGCCGTTTTGGGACACGAATTCCCCTAGCGTCTGCATGACAGACGTCAGTGACTGAACCGTCTGCGTGGCGATCGGCCCCATCGACTCAATGACCTGAATCTTGAACACGCCGAACTGCGCGCCCAACTGGGCGACGGCACCGCCGAAGCTGCTCATCACGGCCGTCGCTTTGCCAACGGCCGTACCGCCGGAGTTCTGAATTGTGTTCAGCACGTCGTCGAACTTGTCACGCATCTTGGAGAGTGACATTGCCGCGTTGGCACCGCGAATCTCAAAGATGTCTGTGAACAGCCGTATGCGGTCCGTGTTGCCGAGGTTGGCAGTCTTATTGCCGAGGTCTTGCAGAACGTCCATAAACGGCCGCATGCGGTTCCCTGCGTCCCTCGTGCTGACGCCGAGCGCAGCGATCTTCTCCTCCTCGTTGGCCAGCGACTCAATCACGCGCGCGAGCCCAGTGCCGCCGAGTGACCCGCGAAGACCGGCGTCGGCCAGCGTCGCGAGCGCGGCGGCAACGTCATCAAACGACTGGCCCGCTTCCTGGGCTTTCGGTCCGACGTAGCTCAGTGCTTCGCCGATTGAGTCGACGCTCGAGGTCGACGCGTTCGCGGTGGCTTGCAGCTTGTCGGCGATTACCCCGAAATCGTTGGTCGTCATGCCGAACTGGGCCATCGTGCTGACGGCAACCTCGACGGCCCTCGCCAGATCCATGTTGTCGGCTGCTGCCACGGCCAGAATCGGACTGATGGATCTCATCACCCCTTCGGCGTCGAGACCGGCTTTGGCTAGCTCGCTCATCGCTCCGGCCACCTCTTCCGGCGAGCGGCCGAACTGAGTTGCCATACGTTTTGCAGATTCGTTTAGCGACGCGAACTGGACGTCCGTTGCACCTGTGTTTGCCCGCACCCGCGCCATCTCCAGCGAGAACGCAGCAGCCGTTCGTGCCGCTAAGATGAACGGCGCCCCGATCGCCGCGCCGCCGAGCGTCATGCCGGTGCCGGCTTGCCGCAGCTGCGTGCCGAGCGCCATCATGCGAGTGCGGATCCGCGTCATCCCTTGCTGAAACTGCCCGTCGCGGGCGAAGATTTCAACGTATGCAGATCCGGCCCGGATTGCCCCTGCGCTAGCCGTCATTTGGCACCTCCGGCTTTATCGGGCGGAAGCCAAATGCCATGAGCAGGTCTGGCGTCGCCTCCGGCAGTTCCGGTTTCGGCAAATCGTAGAAGGGGTGAAATGTGTACATGGTCGGCGGCGGCTCACTGCTCTCTGCGTCGTGATGGATCTGTGCGTGCATCGCCATCAGCGACGCCGTGTGCGTCCAGTTTTCGTGCTGCCGTCCTTCTGCCATCCAGACGAGTTGCCGGAGGGTGAATCCCCACGGCTCGACTCCGACGATTCCTGCGAGGTAGAACCCGAGTTCCCATGCGTCACCAGGGCTGCCTCGAAGTCGCACTGGGACAGCACCTGGTCGATCGCCAGCGCCGCTTTCTCTTCCATCTGGCGCTCCGTCTCCCTCAGTTTCGCTATCACCTTTTTGACCAGCCCCTTCCTGGGCTCGCGGAAAAAATCTGTTACCACATCCACAAGCCGTTCCACCGCTTCATGCAGCACGCTGCCGTCGCATACGGCAAAAAACTGCTCGTCAGACATGTCGAGCGCGGCCAGCTGCGGCCGCACGACGGCACAGACAACCTCGAGCACCTTCAGGTCGTCGCTCACCCAGCCGGCGAGCGTCTCGCGGTCGAGATTGCAGATGTCCAGCACATTGACGCCGCACAACTCGCGGACGCGCTTGACCGTCAGGTAGGTGATGTCGATCACCCATTCGCGGCCGTCGATTGTTTTGAACTTTGCCATCAATTGTAGGGCCAGAGTTTTAAGACGACCTCATACGCAAGCACGCCAGAGAATTGCCCAGACACCTTCACCTTGTGAACCAAGAAATTCGCTTCAGCGCCATCGATTCTGATCTTCACTGGCTGCGGCGGGAACTTGTTCCACTTCCGCATGAAGCGACGCACATCTTCGGCGTGGTAAATCTGCAGCGTGACCGTGTTCATTTCGGCGAGAGTGAGCTCACCGCGTGCCGCAGAATCCCAGCGCGTCACGTCGACCGTGTCAAGCTCCAGATCGAACTCAAAGTCCCTCGTGCCCAACAGCACAATGCCGTCGGCTCGAACGGACTGCGATCTGGCGAGGCGGACCTTTCCCACAGGTCACCTGTTCGATCAGGACGAGGTCGGTGCGTAGCTGATGGTGTACTCGTTCCGCCCTTTCGGGGTGACTTTGTTTTTGACGTCCAAAACCACACAACCAACGGCAGTCATGCCGCCGACCGTGACAGGTCCGGTCGCTCCAACCACGGCAGAGTGCTGCGTGGCCGTCACCTCGACAGTTATATCCAGCAGGCCGCATCCGATCTGCTTCTCCGTGTCGCCAAACACGGTGATGTCGACCTCGTCGCCGCTGGCGTTCAAGTCGACGTCGACCACGTTGTCCAGCGTGACGCCAGGTGCTGTGACGAGCGCGTTCTTTCCAAGCTTGTATTTGGCCATAATACCCCCGCGTGGTTGTTAGACGGTGACCTGGTCGCCGGCGTCGAGAGCGAGACCCGGCTTGATCGTGATCGAGACGGCTTCGGCGCCACCGATCGGCTGCGTCCGTTTTGCGCTGGTGATAACGCCAGTCATGGCAAACGCAGTGCCGCCGCTTGGCGCGACGGTGACGATCACCTGCTTGCCGTATGACTGCGTCGAGTCGCCGAGCACGGTGGCCTCAAGCGTTCGCGATTGCAGCCCGGCGACTGTTCGCTTGTAGACGCCGGTGGATCCCTTGGTCGTGGCGTCGACCTTCTCGGCCTCAATCGTCATCGAGACGTCCTGCACGCCCGTCAGACCCGAAATCGTGGTGTCTTTTCCGAGCAGAATGGTAGTGGGCATTTAGTCCTCGCTGAGAGTTAGCACCTACAGTCAGTATACCTGAACGGTTGATCAGCCAGACCTGAACCTGCCAGCGAACTGTGGCGCGATTCGGCCGCGGCGGATGCCCTCAAGCAGTGCTGGTCGCATGAATGCTCGCTGCGGATAGACGAATGTCTCGCGGAAGCTTGACGTGAGTTCCCAGTTGGATTTGTTCCGCGGCCCCTTGCCGATGCGATACCACGCGATGATCCCCTTGTAGCCGCGGTCATAGCGCGGGATCCACGCCCACGCGGCCATCCGCTGCGTTCCGCCGTGCTCGTGAAGCGACGCGATGTACGGTGCCCCATCCATGAACCCGCCCACGACCACCGACTCTGTCGATGGATCGTACTGGTAGGTGATAGAGCGACGCAGGGTGCCGGCGTGCGTGTGCGGTGGCGTTCCTGGCTGCGACGGCGGCTTGAACCGGATCTCAAACATCCTGTCTCGTATCTTCCGCTTCGTCCTTTCAGTTACGTCGCTCCTTCCCAGCAGCTGCCGGAGCGTGGCGTCTGGGCTTGCCCGCATGACCTTCAACTTGGGCTTCGCCATGCCCATCTTCTTGATCGACCGTCGAGAGATCTGCATCACCACGGAGCCAGTACGGTAAAGCCCTTGGTAAATCGCTTTGTCGAGTGTCCTTTGGACGCTCGCCCGGTCGAAGAAAAAGTCGAAGTTGATCCGGACCGGAGTCGGCATCGACCCCTGCAGACCAGCACCAAGCGGATTCCGGCCGGCGTCAAGGAAACTCATGCTCCGGTGGCTCCTGTCGCGCCGGTGGGCGATGCCGGCACCCACTTATCGACCGGCACGTCCCACTGCACCGCGATCTGTGCCATGAACACGTTGCGCGCCTCAAGCAGTTCCGGATCGTAGGGCATGGGGTTGCCGACCTCAGTCCAATCGGTGAACTCCGGCAACCCAGCTGGCTTGATATAGTCCGACCTGATCGCGTCCACGATCTCTTGGCATAGGTCTTCTAGCGCATCTATATCGGCCTCACTGCCAACGTGCTTGGCGACAACGATGCCGGTTGTCACGTCGGCCAGCTCCATCCCCTTTGTCTCTGTCTTCATCGTGTACGGCCCTGGCACCACGGACACGCGTAGCATGCCGAGGTCTTCCAGACCGTAGTCTGGCTTGCGCTGCATGGACGCTGCGATCACGCCGCCCGGCACGCTGCCCCAAGTGAATGCCGAGAGGGCGGCGGCCAGTTGCTTGGCGACGTTTCGCGAGATGTGCGGCAATAGGGTGGGCATGTCAACGCTCCTGCGGGCCGGGGATGTTGGTCGTGAGCTCGAGCTCAATCTTGGCCAGTGCCGCGGCAGTCTCCTGCGACGCATGTCGCCGAAAAGCCTCGCGGGCGTGCTCTAGGGCTTCCTGCTTGAGTCCGAGACTGTATGCCGCGGCGGCGGCCATCTCAGGGGGTCGGTGCCCGTATGCGACCGGCTCGCTGGTGTGCGTCTGCCGGTTGGGATTTGCCATCGCGGCCCGCCGTGACCAGTGCAGCGCCCCTACGGCATCGCCGTCGTCCCAGCACGCTTCCCCGAGGGCCAGATATGCCTCTGGCTCGTGGGGAGACTCGTCGATCGCCCGGAGCAGCCAGTTGCCGGTCTTCTCCGGCTGGCGGCGGGCTAGGACGCGATACGCATAGGCCCGCTCGCACGCGGCCCCCCCGGGGAGCGTCAGGTAGTGCTCAAACGCTTCCACGATCCCTGGCTGGTCGTGGTAGTCGAGCTCGCGGGCGAGATACCAATTCATCCGGGCGTCGTGCGGCGCTTCGTGCACGGCCTGGCGCAGGAGCGTCAGGTCGCTCTTGTGCTGCTTCCCCGGCTGCCGGTGGTGCCGGATCAGCAGGGCGTCGGTGTGCGTCTGCGTCTCCTCGCCGCTCCACCGCACCAGCCCCTCGTGCGTGGCCCCTGTCCACCGGTATCCGGCCCGGAGGTGGATGCGGTCTGATTTGAACTTCAGTTCGTCGGACCACGCGTACCAGTAGCGAAGCTTGGTCGTCTCCTGCTTCCAAGCTTGCTCCAGCTGCCCCCGCCACCCGGGCTCCAGCACCTCGTCGAGATCCAGCCGGATCGCCACGTCCACATGGCTGGGCAGGTGCTGCATGGACAGATTGTGGGCGTCGTCCCACCGCCACGGAAC